TCACACTCGGGAGCAGGCTGAGAGCACAGAAGGAAAGTACCTGGCTATTATATCGTTAATTCTGTCAATCAGTTCCAGCCTTTTGAAAGTGATGTGTGCAGATCCCTTCTTAAAGTATTTAATGATGAACATCTCGTCTTCATTGCGCTCTTTACCCTGAACGGACTGGATGTGACCATCCAGACGAATAGTGATGTTTTCCCGGTTGTCGGGGATCGGTTTGCCGCTGAACAGATGTAGCATTCTTTCCAGGTCGACGAGTCGGTCAGTCTGTTGCCCGGTGATAAGATGAAACCCCCATCGGTCCCACCTCACTAGGTTGTTGACGATAATTTTACTGCCAAATTTGCAGGGGCAATTGGTTTTGTAATTCCAGTTCAGTCCCCTGAAGACGTTGATCACCCCTCGCTCAAACACCTCATCCTTATTCTGGTGCAGTTGTTCAAATGTGCTCAGAATGTTCGCTTCACTGATTTCCGGAAAATTATCGTATTCCAGTGACCGGTACCATGTATCACGGGCCTGCGCATCCATTAATGACAGCATCCCGGAACGTTGCATCAGGTCACGCCAGATTTCGCGATCGAGATTGCGGGTGATGGCTTTCATTGCTGTTTCAGGTTTATCCATCAGCCAGCAGCCACAGCGAAAATCCTGTTTCATGGCCCAGTCCCGGGCGGTTTTACCTCCAATGCTTTCCGTCAGAACTGAGATGTCAGCCAGTTGCCGGATAAGTGTGTCGATTTGCAGCAGTGTACTTTTTCGTACAGCCAGAATGCGGCAGATACTGGTTGAGCAGATAACGTCCGTATGCCCGTTGACCACTTCCGGACGGGAGGCTGTGATATCAGACATAATCGATATTCCTTTTTGCAGATAAATGAAAACGCCAGCCCTGTTCAGGCTGGCGTCAGTGGAATGAAGTCTGGTGAGTAATATTTACCGGTTCTGGTGCAGAAGCTGCAGATGACGAAGAGTACGGACATCCTCCCGGGCCCCTTCGATACAGGGCAACAGTGCTGCCGAATCCGTTTTATCCTCATCGTTGTCAAAGATAATTCCCGATTCGCAGTCGATATTGTCCTGCAGCCACACAATCAGAATATCCAGTGCTGTTTCCGTGGTTAATGATTTCATGTTGTTCCTGGTTACCAGTCGAAAGTGGGCAGGTCAGGCAGACATTCAGCGCTGGCATCCAGATGAATGAGACTGACGCCATAACGCCGGATAAGTGTGACAACCAGACGGCGGAACGTTTTTGACAGTCCCAGGCGTTTAAGCCGCAGAACCGGGTATGACCACGCATCGGTACGTAACAGATATCCGCTACCTGTAAAATGAATCCATTCTGATTCGCCGAAGTCATTCGTCTGATGTGACAGCGAGTACAGCCAGGCGTTGTCCTTTTCCGTGATATGTGCGGTACTGCAGCGTATGCCGGCAAGGGCCGTAAACGGTGGTGGTGTGCAGGTTGACTGTTGGTCGGATTCCTCCACCACGCGGAGTGAATAACCGTTTTCAGCGACATGGTTAATCAGTTCAGCGAGATTCACACCATCGACGTCAACGACAATGCGCCCCATGTTCAGTGCCTGCACGTTAATGCTGTCGGCTTCCAGCGTCAGGGCCAGTTTCATTGTTTCGCCTCCGGATGCTTACCCAGGGTAATGTCATTTACCGTTCTGTAGTTGTCGCGGGTCATCAGGCCGGTTGCCCGGCGTGCCCGGAGGATATCAATACTGTTTATTAACTGAGAACGGGTACAGGCACTGAATTCCGGCTGGTCGGTACGCACCAGTGCGTATTTTTCAACGAGAAAGTTCACCGCGTCACACAGTGAAATGCCTGCCTCAATATGCTGCTCAATCACACGTTCATCGGCGAACGGTGTGTCATTCAGGGTAAGGCCGTAATGCTGGCCCAGTAGTCGGGAGAGCAGAGTCTGCCAGATGGTGACGGGAGACGGGCAGCTCGATGCCTCCCGTACGTGTGTATCGGGTAATGTTTTCATACTGAAGGTTTTCCTGATATGCAGAGATGAAAAATGGAAAAGTGGCGTGGTGAAAGCACCAGGCCGGAGCAGAAGGTTATTCCGGGGGGTTACTTTTTCGTTTCGGGTGTCGGATAAACAGCCAGATAAACGCAACCACAGCTGCCGAGGGTATCGGCTTCGCAGGTCAGCCCTTTTGCATACAGCGTGACGGTATGCTGATGGCGGGGATTCAGTTCACCGCTGGTGAGCATGAGTTCCAGTTGTTTCATCAGCAGCGGAAAGGCCTGGTCCAGATGGTATGCATCCGCGTCGCTGAACCGGCCTCTGATACCGGCACGGTCGGCAAGGTAATGCAACCGGTTACCCTCCTGCACCAGACGTGCCCCGAAACAGGGCGTCACGGTGCAGGGCAGCCCCCACCAGGGGCGGTCGTGATTGTCGTCGGGATGCGTTGTCCCGGGCAGTGTGTCTGACACGATAAAGTCCTCACAGAAATCAGTTAAGAATGGTTCGATGGTGGCGATAATTCGGCTCATCAGAATGCCCTTCCTGACTCAGTTCAGGGTGACGCTCATCAGCCGGACATACGGGCCAAAACTGTCTTTACGGCGTTCTGCAAACACAGCCAGCACACCGGGAATATCCTGCACTTCACGACCGGTATACGCTTCAGTGCTGCCGTGCCAGCGGTATTTGCCGGTACAGAACGGAAAAAGACGGGATGCCGGATGTTGTTGGTGAATACGCATGGCTTCACCACGGGTGATGATTTTCATAGTGTGATACCTCTGAAGACAGAAGATAAAAGCGAAAACAGGTATGATGTGGTTGTAACGGTGACGGGTTAAAGCAGACCGTGTTCCGCAAAGGAGAAAACCTGGCTGCCACCGACTATCAGATGGTCCGGCACCCGGATATCCACCAGGCCCAGTGCCTGTACCAGACGTTCCGTGATAAGGCGGTCTGCCTTGCTGGGTGTGACTTCACCGGACGGGTGATTGTGCGCCAGTACCACGGCAGCGGCATTGTGGTACAGGGCGCGTTTAATCACTTCCCGGGGATGGACTTCCGTGCGGTTGATGGTGCCGGTGAAGAGGGTTTCACCGGCAATCAGCTTATTCTGGTTGTTCAGATACAGCACCCGGAATTCTTCACGCTCCAGTCCCGCCATGTTCAGAATCAGCCATTCCCGTGCCGCACGGGTGGAGGTGAAGGCCACGCCGGGTTCATGAAGATGGCGGTCCAGGGTTTTCAGGGCCCGCTGAATGAGGCTGCGCTCGCCGGGCGTCATCTCTCCTGGCAGAAAGGAAAGCTGTTGCATTGTTCCAGCCCCTTTCAGTCAATGATGCGCATAATGGCGTTGCATTCCGGATGCTGCAGGGCGTAGTCCCGCAGACGGTAATAATGAACCGTCATGGCATAACACTCCGTGCGACAGGCATGATGACTGTACGTCATCAGACAGGCAGCAATGCCGGCGGCTTCCGGGCTCATTTCAGCACGGTTACCGTTCATGGCATTGAACAGTACCCATGTCTCGTCATCATCGTCATCCGGTTCGGGTGCCATAAATGCCCCGCCGTTGTTCAGGGTGTACAGATTCCAGATACCACCGCAGTAGTCTTCGCAAAGATGGTCCATCCAGCCGAAGACACGGGGTTCCAGGGTCACCCACTGTGGAATGAGGCCAAAATGCTGCGGCCAGAAGCTGATGCGCTGTTCATGAGGAACGAGAGTGGCAACCAGTTGAGGCTGGTCATTCTCTGAAGCTGTGACTACGGAAGCAGAAAGTGTACAGGTGTTCTGAGAAACAGTTTTCATGAGTGAAATCCTTATAAAACAAATAAATGCAGGGTTTTCGGGGAGCAGGGGGTAGGGGAGCCTGAATCACGTCTTCAGGGATGTGCTGCATCAGCGCATGTTCTCCAGCAGCGTTTCTGTCATTACCCACAATGCGCGATTGAGCTTAATGTCCGTGTCGATGCTGTGAATGGCACGGGTGTGGATACGTTTTCCTTTAGCGCTGCGACCGGAAATCCCGCCTTTCAGCATATTCTCCTGGATGGTCTGATATGCGCTCCACAGGTCCTTACCGTAATCCTCCCGGCGTCGCGGCGTCAGAATGTCGGCGGTGGTGACGGGCTGATGTTCGTCACCATAACGGTAAGTCAGTGCCGCCTGTGCCAGCGCCTGGCGTGCCGGTGGCGGCAGGACCAGCGACTGCATGGCGTCACGCTTTTCTTCAATCCGGTCAAAAACCCCCACCACCTCGTAAGCCCCTTCGATAACTTTCTCCACTACATTTCCCCGGTGTGGAACACGCACTTCCCCCAGAGACTGACCACAGACGCATCCGTTCTGGCAGACGAACCTGAAGTAACCCGGCAGCATCTGGTAGCTGGAGGTACCGTCATGGGAGTTCAGCAGGATGATTTCAGGGACATGTTGTCCGTTTATCTCCCCGTCACGGCGCAGACGCAGCATGTGTTTGGTGTATCCCCGGCGGCCCGGGTCGCGCACACGGGTCTGGCAGGCGAAGAATGGCTGAAAACCTTCCCGCTGCAGGCTTTCCAGCACTGTGATGGTGGGGATCCAGGTATAGTTCTCGCTTCTGGATGTGTGCTTATCTTCCCCGAATACGCTGGGGACGACCTGCATCAGTTCTTCACGAGTTAAGGGACGATCACGGCGTATCTGATTTACATGACCAAAACGACTGGCTAATTGCATACTTTGCTCCTTATGAATGAGTTAGCGGTATAAATGAAAAGGCCGCGTCTCCCGGAGAAGACGCGGCCTGATGGATGAAATGAAGACGTTTATTGCCTGAGAATTCCCTCACTGGCGAGATATGGATTTAGCTGTTTTCCGGCATCAGGTTCAAAATTCCAGCACCGCCAGCGTAGCTGCCCTTCAGCATTGTGGATAACCAGCCGGAAATGCGTTCCCTGATCATCTTCAATAAGCACATTGCGGTAAGCTGTTGTGACAGCCATCGCCTGTTCGCGTGAGAAAGGGCCTTCGGGCAATAAAACAGGGTGACAGTCCGACATACCGGCTATTTTCCGATAAATTCAACGCTGGCACCGGTGGCATTACCGTCAGCACCAACCGTGACGGTCACTTTGTCGTACGCACGGTCTTCAGGATTGAACACTTCAAACTCAACCTTATTGCCTTTTACTTCGTAAGAGCCAAAATCAGCGGTTTCTGTTGTTTCCTCGTCATATTCCCGGGCGTATGCCTGCCGGGCAGCCTGCAGGACGGAATCTTTATTAATGGCGGGTGTCTGTTTCGGGGAAAAACCAGCAAGTGATGTGACAAATTTCGGACAGACCTTCAGCATATCACCGCGGGTGAATTCCATTCGTACACCAAATGCCTGTAAAACGGACACATCACGCTCTGCTATGGAGTGAACGGCTTTTTTGACCATTTCCGGCGCCTGTCCGACTTCCACCTCAACAGCCCTGAATCCCGTCTGCTGATTACACATTTGTGATGTGGGGATCAGGTTACCGTTAATACTGATACGGCTGCCCAGGAGCGTCTGTACACCATTCGGGCATCCCTGCATCAGGCCGGTAATACCAATCGTGCCATTTTTCAGCATTACCAGCGCCTGACCATCTTCCGTCATGGTCTGACACCAGCCGTTTTTGACAGCCCAGTTGCCGGCGGAGGCGGAGAATGATGCCACAGTGAACAGCAGGGGAAAAAGAGCTCTGGTATTCATGACTGACCTCTGAAATGAACGTACGGTGTTATTGATAATGATGGAAGGTATGCAGTGACTGTTCAGGGAATGACGTAGCCGTATATTTAGTTTTCTGTTCAACATATTGTCTCCATACCTGTTGGGACGGCTTTGGCAGGCCGGCGATCACAGGTTAAAGGTGTTGATAAGTTTATGGATGAAAGAGAAATGTGGCAGGGCGGAGATAAAACGCTCTTCAGCGACCAGACTGTGGATGTGGCCTCTCCGTTCAAACCGTTCTGATGTCAGGCTGACTGATTTGATATCTGCCAGAGGAAAGACCTGCAGTTTTCCCTTCTGTAACGCGATCAGATACCAGCTACCGCTGTAATAAATGAGCCGGCAGGGCTCCAGTGACGGATACCATCGCTCAGCCATCAGAGAGATGTGGATACACTGTCTTATTGCCAGGATGAGTTGCGAGAAACACTCGGGGAACGTTGCAGTGATATCCGGCGCCGGTAGCCAGATAAGGCAGGGAGAGGGCTCCTGGTTGTCGGTAAGACAGGTTATCAGTCGTCCGTTCCGGAGCGGAAGTATCCGTGCGATCCCGGTATTCTGTATAAAAGAAAGCATTTCAGGGATCGCACCCGGGCTGCTCTGTCGTCTGAGGCTGTACCTGCCATTTCTGTACTCTAAATCCAGGTGAACCAGACGCTGATGAAAATCGCGCTGTAAAGTACGTTCTGTAACGCCAAATTCATCTGACAGTGTTTTTAGTGACAGAGATTCTCCGGTCATCAGTCGGCTGATAATGAGTGATAAGCGAACCGCCAGGCGATCATGCCGGGAACGATTATCAGACATAGATGTGCACTCCGTAAGAAAACATCTTTTATTTCATGATGTTATTATGCATCATGATGTTGAAAGGATGTGTCGCATCCGGATAATCAGGAATAAAATGCAGCAGAAAAAATATTCTTTTAATTATCTGATTTTTAAGCATGATTTCATAAAAAGAAGAATGCTCGTTAATCCAGCGACACATCCTGTCGGCGTGAGTGTGTCAGAACAGACGCTCCCACAGTGTGATCAGCAGGTGGATAATGCGGTCCCGGGTTTTGCGCAGAAGCTGTAACATCCAGGCCGGAAAACTGAAACGGGCAACGGCGTCGTCAAAACTTTTCCCGATGGTTTCACCAAAAGTCTGTTGTGCGTGTTTCCGGGCCTGTTCAGAGCGGTTTTCTCCCCGGATATGTGAATACACCGCGCTGGTTGCCTGTGGTGGCAGTGCGTGGATCATCAGCGACACAAACGCCGGAAGGTTCCAGCCGACAGGTGCAGCAACGGAGAGTACTGGAAATGATGAAGGGAACAGGGTTGCCACCCGGGCTGTCACCGTCGCCAGTGAGAGCGCCTGCTGACGGGACGGGCATTTTTCTGTGGCATTCCATTCTTCAGCAGGAAACACGCGATCGGCATGGCTGAGAACAAACAGAAAACGCGAGGGATCTGCGCCTTCATTCAGTAAAAACTGATGCATGGTAATGTCGGCGGCATACGCGCGTTCATCTGCCCGCAGGATCCAGATAATCAGATCCAGTTCCGGTAGCAGCTGACGATAAAGTGTCCGGTATTCCTGATCATGCTGCGGTGTTTCACCAATGCCGGGCAGATCGACCAGCGTCATTCTGCGTTCACCGAGTTGCAGGGTAAGACGATGAGCCTGGCGGGTGCAGCCGTTCAGGGGATGCGTGGCGCAGATACGGGACTGAAAAATGGCATTACACAGGCTGCTTTTGCCGGTGCCGGATTTACCCATAATGCCAATCACGGGCTCGTAATGAATAACACTGTGGAGATGTTCAAGGATTTTCTGGCGAATTTCTTCAGGAAGAAACGTCAGATATGATTTCACTTGTGCGGAGAGGGAAGAATGGCTGAATGACATACCGGTATCCTGTTGATTTCACTGAACCGGATCACACTAATCCGGTTTATCATTCAGGTAATATGGGCGTGAAAAAATCTGGAGTGACAAAGTTCGGGAGGAGTGATGGCATCACTGTCGATTAATACGCTACGCCGAATGAGCATTTGTAAAAGTCAGGCCTGGAAAGATACCCAGCGAATACTGAAGCGTAGTGGACTTGTGTACAGAGGGGAACGGTCAGAATCGTTTGATCCTGAGAAACATTTTAATCGTTATACGGTGCGTTATCTGTACCTGCTTAACATAATTGCGCTTAAGATAAGGTCGGTTAGTAAATTTTCCTGTTGGATCGAGGTGGGACAATGCCATCGTATGACTGGTAAACATTTATCTCTTAATGCCCCGCCTTTTATGCTGATTCCGCGTAGTATCCGGAGAAAAGTGGATGGATTCAGACAGTCAAAAGGTGAAGCAACCCCAAAATCGGCTCAACCGTTCACGGGCAGTTTGTATGAGGTTTTGAGCAAGGAGAGCGATTCAGCTAAGCTGGACGCATGGATTGCTGAACTGCCTCTGAACTTGCAGGAGGAGGGAAAGGAAATCTCAGTCATGGGATTTAGTCCACGGGCTGTGGCCCGACCTGTTCTTCGGTCAGCATCCCCGACGTTTGAACTGTTTTATCAGGAGTATCAATCCCTAAGATTAAAATCTGTTTTTAAATTTGAACCAAGATTTGAACAACTTTTAACAAGACTGAGCTTTAGAAAACAATCAATTCTCAGAAAACAACAATACAGGGTTAAATCGCAATTACTGGAGAGACTGGGGAATGTGTTGTTTTTCACGTCGCTTTATAACCAGGGATGTTTAGAGGAGTTTATAAATGCACTTGTGGAAAAGGAGGACATTTATCTGAAAATGTCCCCTGGGGAGGAAAAGGTGAAAGCACACCAGAAAATGGTTAACTACATTGAAGCGTTCTGCAACAAAATGACGGAAAAATACCTGATGCCCGCAGCAAGCAGACACTACAAAAAGAAGAAAATCGCTAGGAGCGAAAGTGGTGAAAGTTAATCCAGTCTACCGTACAGAATCAGTTGTTCCAGAATAGCCTGCTGTGTTGTTTTCCGCTCTCTGGTCAGTCTGTCCAGAGCGCTTTTTGCGGATGGCGATATCTTTACGTTGATTTGTACCCGTTTATCTTTTTTTCCATCGATAAACTGTTTTCTGAATGCATTGTGCATCTTGTCGAAAAATCTTTCTTTTGCAGCGAATCCTAGGTGAAATTCTTTTGGCGTCAGTAAACAGGGTGTGTCTGTGGGGAATAACATTTTTAGTAAAACTACAATGGCAATATATCTTTCGTTATCATTTACAGGATTAAACCAGGAAAGATATGTGGGTGAGATACGTGCATCAATATATTCCCATGCCCATTTCAGTTGTTCGGTATTCTTTTTAAGCCATTTGGCTTCGTTTCTCTTTTCGAGTCCCAGCCAGTTTTGATGCATTATTGAGATAATCCGATCTGCTTCCCCATAAAGGATTAACGCATTAATCCATTTCCCTATAACATTCAGTCGTGTTTCATGACTTGAAGGAATAATTGTCATGGGGTTATCCTTCATAACGATCACCCCCTTCAAGGCAGAATTGAACTCAGATTCATTATTAAGTTTAAGTTTTTCGGGAACTGTATGAGACATAATTAACCAGAACCAGAATGCTGCAATTTCATTTTTTCTGATCCATTCAGGTATGTGATTATCTGCCAGATTATTATCATTCAATAAATGCTCAGTTGTTTTATTTTTCCAGTCATATCTATTCACGTTATAACCGCCTTTATATTGTTTCATCTGATTACGCCTCAATCGTTTTCTTTTCTGGTGATTTTCACCATCACATGTCAGTTGTATATGCAAGGGAATCAATAAAAATATCACCCTGCAAGCACTTCAAAGCTGATTATGGGGATATTCTAGAACTATTCACAAAACTATTCCAGACATATCAAGAACTATTTCTTGATCTATTCATAATAAAATAAAACATGCTATCAACTACGGATCATATCCTCCTTAGGTGTGTCGTTGTACTGTTCGACTGTTCTTGTGGTCAGATTAACAATCTGAAGAGTAAAAGCGACAGTAATCTGTCTGTTATAGTGGCGATAAAAACACTGACTGCGCATCCTGTATGTGAAATCCTGTCATGTAGAGCAGTAAGCAATGACAGACATGCATGTTATATGTGAAGGGGCCGGGAGACGACATAATCAGTATGGCTGTCATTCTGGTTGTAAAACGCGATCACTTTCCGGGGGTAAAAGATGATATGGAGGTTGACAAACGGTTTGCTTCGGATTGTCTTTTCTGGGGCCTGAAGTACGGGGGCAGAAAAATAATTCCAGAGTAAATCTGCTCTGTTTTTAGGACAGAAAACTCCATGCTGGCTGTAAAAGTGAAAAATTAACACCTAGTATGTATGGAAGTCTGAAGATATTGAGAATGTCGGTATGATACTATATACACATATTTTACTAAGTATTTTTACTAAGCATTTCAGTAAGTGTTATACACGTATTTTCTACTAAGTGTTTTACCAGACATACACGTGTTTTCATAAACAGCCCTATAAGTGTTTTCATTAAGCATTGCTGTACACATTGCTTTGTCTGAAACACATCCAGTTTAGTAAATCTTTACGTTAGCTAAAATCAGTTTAAAGCTGCTGTAAAACCTTTTTGTTTAAGCAATCAATCTGCTATTCGATTTTACTGATGTTGCGTTTAACCTTTTCTGAGTTTTTGTGTTTTTAGTCGTTAACCTGAGACAAGTGTCTTTACGTAAAAACGCAAATCCGACTGAGATAACCTGGTGTGATTTACGGTGTGCTTGCGACGATTTTGTTAAATGGTTCTATGGATGATTTTGTGACGATGAGATTGATGAGATGATTAACTGGCCCTGGTGTTTTTTCTCAGTGCAAGGTGATTATCTTTATCATAAGGCTCTTTTCAGAAAAAGCGTGATGATTGGTTCTGGTGTTTTGATTCAGATGAGATTTACGTTATCGATGGTTAATCGTTTTTATGGTGTGTTGAAAAGTAACGTTTTCAGGATAAGAAAATCGATTCTGATATTGGTGAACTTTGTTCTTGTGGCAGAGTTATCTGTAAACAGGTTTTAAGTGCGCTATTCGGCTCTGTGATTGAGTTGTGTGGTTAAGCTGTAGGTTTTGGTGTTGTTGTTGATTTGCATTGCCAGGAAGCGTTCTGGTTGCGTTTCTGGTGTTTTGTTCGAATGTTCTGTGGATCCTTTTCCCTTCAGGCTTTTCTCGTCGTCCATGTCGTTTTTAAATCTATTCATGCTGTTGTTGCGTGTTTTGCTGCTGTGTGCAGGATTATCTTTTCGTTCCGGGATGGTTTGTTCCGTTTCAATCACTCTTAATCAGAGAGTTGTAGCATTGCTCAATGCCGGATGCCGTAAAGTTTTACCGCGTTGATGAATGATGTGAAGTTGATTAGACTTGAGATAAATGACAGGGAATAAGTGAGATATTTATGGGAAGAACTGGGTCAAAATGGGAAGAGACCAGGAGGAATATGCAATAACCTTACAGTATGTGAAAATCAGACCGGCCCGAAAAAAACAGAACTCGCTCCAGCCTGATTGCAGATATTACTCTTTTTTCTCCGTATCTACATCGGGTTCATCAGCAAATAGCTTGCCCTGCATCCGATCCAGTTCTTCTTTTCTTACCCGCTTAACCACGCTGTAGACCCACTGAAGCGAAACACCAAATTTGCGGGCCAGTTCATGGTGGTTACGTCCGTTAAACTCCCTGAAGATTTCCCGGTCGCGCTGACTGACCTTCCATACCATGCCCATCGGGAAATAAACGTTTTGCCCGCCCCAGACCTGCATCATGCGGTTCGCGACGGCCTGACCAATCTGGTCGGCAATTGCGGGCTCAATATCAATAATCTCGCGAACGGTCTCAGAGGTATGCTGTGCCAGTTCCACCAGGAGTTCCGGCCCTTTACTTCGAAACTGATTCAGGTCGCTCATGTTTTACTCCCGCAGCTCTGTGCTGCCACTTCTTCAGTTTCTCAATAACACTGCTTGCCTGTTCAGTATTGAGCCAGCGCAGGGCGCTGATGCCCGTTTCCCGCTTGATCCACCGCGCTAATGCATTTTCTGAACGGTCACGAACAATGCCGGCAGCAGCCATTTCAAGCCATAGCGCACGGATTTTCCTGGACTGCGGATGGTTATCCAGCGGTAAACCGGAGCTGGCTTTTCCGGCAGGCTTAACGCGAAAGCCTTTCCTTTTCATGGATTCCAGCACGCAGTTTAGTTGTGTGGTATCCATTCCTTTGGTTGAGGCTTTACCGGTCAGCCCCTGTAACATCTGGCGGTAGGTGTCTTCATCCATACCCAGTTCATTACGGGCAATATGAATGAGCTGGATAAGACGTTGTTTAGTCATCATCGTTGCTCCTTTTACCTGCGCCACCGATATAATCGACATATAAAGGAAGCGCCACAGGCCAGCACAGGAACATCACCGACCAGCTAATCCAGTAGCCGGCACCACTGTAACGTGAATAAAACCCTGAACGGCGGTGCAGTTCAGCAGTACACCAACCGGCAAAACAATACCAGAACAGGGCACATACAACAGATTCAGCCGTCATTCTGAATATCCCCCCAACTGATATGAATATTACGGGCAGCAATGACAGGGTCGTTATTCCACCATGCACCTGACATGTATTTTTCAACCTGTTCGCGTCCGGCAATAACACCAATTGTGATCCCCGGCCTGACGTTCTTAAAAAAGGCGCGGGCAAAAAGGTATCTGGCAGATATTCGGCAGGCTTTTAATTTCCGGCTGTTACCTGATAGCGTAATCATCTGGCCTCCAGTTTCTGTTGTTCCTGCCCACTGACCGGGCGGTGCAGTCTGACGTTCTGCCCTTCACGAAACCCCGCATAGCGCGAGGCGTCGCCATTGCGGCTTCTTCCCGGTTTACGCGCCCTGGTGGTTTGCGTTTGCGGGTATTTATGTTCCAGCCACTGTTGCATCAGTTCACGCTCATCATCGGTCAGGGCAAAGGACTGTATTTCACTGATAACGGCCAGTACCCAGCCTTCAGCAAACTGGTTTCCACGGCTGGTACGGGTGGCGTTTTTTATTCTTTTGTTCTGTGCGCTGATATACTGCTGACGCGCCTTTTTCAGTTGGCGGACCAGCACTTCCCAGGTGTACGCAGCCAGTGCCGCTCGTTCCCGGTTACCGTAGAACCCCACAGACGGATGCGTGCCGGGGTGAATGATGGAGTTAACACCAAATGCCTCGCGGATGATGTTCATCAGGCCCAGCATGTAGCGCGGTGGACGGAGACTGCCTGTCGGCCAGTAATGACTGATGGTTTCATCAATATCACTCATAGCAATGTCGGAATGTGTGATGCCGTGAACATCCATCAGTTTACGGGCTCGGCGCAGTGCCAGAGCGGCCTCGTGCGGGTTGCCGGATGCGGCCAGCGCCAGCAACTTTTTCAGTTTCTCAATGTGTTTATTCTGGTCTGTCATTGTTCTGTATCTCCGGTATTTTTCTGCCGTTTCCATGCCCGGACAGCGTCGGACAGCTCTTTCAGGCTGTATGCTGCTTTAAGCTTTTCCCATAACCACTGTGTTGTTATGTGCATCAGCAGGGCAGCCAGGGCTGCCCCCGCACTGAGGCATGTCGCCAGGCCAGTAAGAATCAGTGTCCATGCGGTGATTTCCCTGAGTATGTCAGCCATTGAATGCCTCCCGGTTACTCGTTCGTGTAAATCACGCCCAGTCGTGCAGCCAGACGTTCCAGTTTTTTCTGTTTGTGGAAGTCAATCAGCCGGTCCATCCCCTGAAGGCGCAATTGCTCTGTCATGATTTCCACGTCTGCCAGCTCTGCCGCGAGGTCACTTTCGCTGCCCTGTCCGTTCAGATTGCGGGCAGCACTGGCCGCCAGTTCAGCGGCCTCTTCTGTCAGTTTCAGGGCCTGTGCGTCCGGCCCGAAACGCTGCAGGGCCAGACGGTAGAGGGCGGTGCGGGTGAGTATGGTGTTCCGTGTCATGCCGCGCCCTCAGTGCTTCCGGCTGACGGTGATGTGCAGGCCGCCTTCTGCAGTGGTTTCCATCCGGTACGGCACCTCATGCTCTGCCGTGTGGGTGAGTGTGTTCACCAGTACCTGCAGGGCAGCCGCCTTTCCGTTGGTCGCCACAATGGCCTGAGCGGTCATGCTGATTAGCGCCGTCAGGACGTGCTTCACATCGGTGAGGTCGCGGCATTCACACTCGTTGACATAGTGTTCAACAAGGGTTCGGGTGCGCTGTCGTGCTTCCTGTGGGGTAATCATTGCGAGTCCTCCCTGTCAGGGCGGGAGAATTCCATGACGGGCACGTCTGCCGAAAAATGCTGGCTGCAGTACGGGCAGACCAGGGTGACGCGTACCGCAGGGATGTGGTATTTACCGGACATCACGGCGATGGCGCTGTGAAAACGCAGGGCTGTTATATCCCTCTCGCACTGAATACATTTAAATATCATGATTTAATTCTCCTCTGTTTCCGGCGTGCAGAAGCCCGCGGCGCTGACGCCGGAATAAAAAAGAAAATGTTTTTATTAAATAATTAACGTGGTGTGTTTACTGCACATCCTGCTCAAAAGGAATTATTGAAAAATCCTCAATGTCGCTTTTAATGGAAATACCGGGAATATTTTTCACGGCCTCTTTTTCATTCAGGATAGCGTCTTTATTTATTTCCTCTTTTACACGAATAAAGCGCTCAAGCCCCAGACGTCTCAGTAATTCAATAACATTATCCGCCCCACGGATACTGACTGATGGCGGACGGTTTCGCCACTGCACCTCGCCGGTGGTGAGGTTAGCGAACTTCACCTTCCCGTTGCCGGTCAGTTCATCACGGTGTGCCTCACACCATGTCTGAATACCGGACTGCAGTTCGGCCATGCGTTTTTTCAGGCTCTCGGTGAGCGGGGCATAACGTGCGGTGATATCGCCAATGGCGTCATTCATTTCTGTTTCAGCCCTGACCAGTTCACGTTGTGCGTCACCGAGTAGTCTGATTCCCTCAATGACCTCTTCACGTGTCCCCGGCACCCAGAGTGCTGCTGCGGCCTTGATACGTTTTGCACCTTTTGTACTTTTTGCCATTTTTTATGATTTCTCCAGTTGTGCTGATTACCACAAAGATTCCGGCCACACGACGCGACAGCCGTGCAGTTCGAAAACGCCCTGACGGAAATATCCCCTGTGGTCATGTCCGGTATACAGATAACAGGCCTTTCCCTGCTCAAGCATGCGCATGCAATGCGCACTCCGGGAAACGCGGATGACAGGTTTGTTACCCCTGATGGTGATGCTTTGTACATCCGTGTTCGTCGCCTTAAGCGCCATAATGGCTGACTGCACTTTGCTGATTTGCTGGTTGATACCTGTGGTGGATTTCATTATTAAACCCCTTTGACAACGTCAGCGTTGACCTGTGGAACCCCGATTTCAGCGGCCAGATTCATGGCGGCTATTACCAGGTTACTGACGGCCAGCGGATACAGCAGGCTGACCATATTTTTACGATGACTTCCCGGATTGCTCAGGCGGGCACGTATGGCATCCACTGCGCTGGCGTCCATAATGTCCGTCAGTTGTTTACCGGCCCGTTGCAGTTTGAACGTCAGAAACTCTTCAAGGTTATTGTCCAGAGGCAGAAGTTCGACCACCTCACAGCGCTGAACGACTTCACGGACTTCCATATTGCGTTCAGACAGTTTTGTCGCCAGTTCCGGCTGGCCAATCAGCACGATGGACAGCAGTTTTTTGAAACCGGACTCCAGCTCAAAAAAGCGTTTGAGGTGTTTCAGTGTCGGAATGGGCAGACTGTGGGCCTCCTCAATCACCAGAACGTGGCTGAACCCCGCCTGGCTGCTGTCTTTCAGGACGCGATGCAGCTGGCGAAAGCGGGCGTCCTGACTGCGTCTGATGCTTTCCAGTGGTGCGATGGTACTGATAATGGCTTCGGCAATCGCTGCTGCCTTCAGGGTTTTCCCTTTCACATCGTTGTCTTCCATAGCGATGATGTATGGCTCGATAACAATCACCGGCGCATTCTCGCGGTTGATACGTTCAGTCAGGTCACGGCGCAGCGTGGATTTACCCGCACCGGACTCACCGATGACGGCCATAAACCCACCATGACGGGCTGTCTGGTACAGCGCCTCACGCACGTAGCGAATGTCCGGAGTGGTGAACACATCATCAGAACCCTGCATGGCTTCGTCGGCGAACGGGTCACGGAAAAGACCAAACGCTTTTTTGGTTGCTGGAAATAACACCTGTTTTTTGAGTAACATATTCTCTTCCTCACTGAGGCTCGTTTTATCTGTGGTACCCGCTGTACGGGGCGTGGCCGCGCCCTGTACAGCATCAAAACTCTTCGTTGTATCAATCCCCTGACTTTCCAGCCAGGACGCAAGACGCCGGCGCACTTCTCCGGGGCTGGTGCGGGGCCACGCGTTATGATTCACAATCTGGGCCAGCGTGGCCTCAGAAACATCGACAGCTCTCGCCACCACCGCCTGTGGAATACGGGCCTCTTTCAGTTGCTGCTTCAGTACCAGCATGTATCCCTCCTCAGTTGCCGTTAACAATGCTGATAACGCTGCTGCGGGCCGGCGTGGTCAGCGTGGCCATGACTTCATCCAGTGCGGCTTCCGGTACGCCGTCCGGATACTGTGCCGTTAACTGGCGGTAATGTTCCGGCGTCCAGGTAAGGCCGTCGGCGCTGAACTTATCGCGCAGGGCTTTCGCGGCCTCCACATGAGTCATGGGACGTTGTTCAGTGCGCGGCCCGCGTACGTCAGAGGCCTGACCTCGCTTCGGCATATAGGCCGGAAGTGTGGCGTCATCAATATGTTTATATGGGTCAAGCCGCCCGCCGAACGGCAGCGCCTTCGCCTTGCGTGCGGCAGCTGCATCTGCGGCGTTGTCTGTACCGGTGACCAGCGCTTCGGTTTCTTTTGCCGCCATCTGCGCCGGGGTTTCCGGCAGGGCTTTGTAACTTTCGCCAAATACCGCCGCGCCTTCAGCAAAGCCAAACTCGTTCTTTCTGACTTCTTCGACCAGGAAGAACGTCTCGTGGCCGTCCTCACCGGTCAGAACCACCTGTGCCACATCGCTGCGCCACGGGTTACGGGTAATCATCAGTTTTTCACCGACCAGTACGCCCGGTACCGTTGATACGTCAAATTCAGTGCCCCGGAACGAGACACGAAGTTTTGGCGTGACTTTGCGGAGTTCTGGTGCCGCCACAGCCAGTTCACGACATACCTCAACGGAAGGCGCTTTTTTCAGCTGCTCAGCAGTAATCTTCAGCCAGATATCCGTGCGGGTTTTACCGTGGCGGCTGTGAACAGCCGTGGCGTTAAAGTGGCTGCGCCATTTCGCGGCCAGCGCATTGAGTTCTTCCAGACTGTGAACCGGCCGGAACTTCAGACCCGGCTCCAGCTTGCGTTCGATAATGTCCCGCGCCTTTTCCACCTGTCCGGTGGCGCGGGCGTTATGCGGCTTGTGCGCTATCAGGTCGATGCCCAGTGAGCGGCACATGTTTTTCGTCATACCCGCGGTGTTTGCCGAGCCGGGGTCGAGATAGAGTATTTTTGGCACGCCGTGCAGCACGTCTGCGCCGCCACGCTCCTGCATGGCGTTGATAAGCACAGAACACAGGTTCTCACCTGATTCCGCGCCCGTCACATACTCAACGTAAATCCAGCCGCTGGCATGGTCGGTAATCTCGTAACTCCACACGCGGTCACTGGCGATACGGGCAAGGTTAGCGGGCTTGTTCTTGTAGAACTTCGCGCTGTCCATCACCTGCAGCCCTTTATGTCCATTGCTCAGGTAGTAAAGCGTGCAGAGTGAGGCGTCAATCTGCCAGACATGATTGGGGTGCAGACTGGCCACTTCGGTATGCGGTGCAGGAGCATCCAGTTGTTCCGGGTGCAGGCCATAGTTACGCAGAGCACGGCTGATGGCATCTTCAGACAACGGGAAAAACTCACCGGTGGTTTCATCTGTTCTGCCTGCGGTGATAAAGCCGTTAGCCCGCAGGGTTTCCACTGCATCTGCGATGGAATAGAGGCGTTTACCGTTCTTGCGGGTGGCCTCACGCAGTGTGGCAGATATCAGCGCGGCTTCGTCGCGGGTCAGGGCGCTGCGTCCGGCATCAGCGCGTTTTTTGCGTTTATCAGTCACAGAGACCTCCTTCAGCCTGCGCAGCAGAGTGGCGCGGGACATGCCAAGTTCAGCACAGGCAGCGTCGTATATTGCACCGCGTTTACCATGCCCCGCGTCACGTGCCGCGCGGGCGACATAAACCAGTCGTTCAGTCAGGGCAGCATTCATTGGTTATGCCTCCAGCCCGTTAATCTGTGGCGTCGGCTCAGTCAGCCATGAAGGCGCGGCATTGCCTGTTGGCTCATCCGGCAGGTCAAATGTGGAGCGCAGGCTACGCGCTGTGCTTTCCAGTTGACAGACCAGGCCTGCCATGAAGTCTCTGGGGGTATCAATCATGTTTTCAGCACAATATGCGCACAGCGTCTCAAAAGCGCTGGACAGTCGAACGGCGATAGCAGATTCCGCCTCAACCGCTAATGCTGTCACTTCCGCCCGCAGCTTCTTAACCTCTTCATCAGGCTCAGGCGGCTGAATACGGGATTTCTTCTCCAGTCTGGTGGAGAGTGAGTCTATTTTTTCATTTTTGTCAGCGAGTACGCGCTGTTGTGCTGCGTTGGTTTCGCGCGCTTCGCGCAGGGCCTGACGCAATTCACGTACTGACATGCGATCAACGTCGTCAAGCGTCAGGCCGGCAACTGTGCCGCCGTCGGCCAATTCATCAAGTTCTTCATTATCCAGAACCATCAGGTCGTACAGTTTGGCTTTCCCCAAAACGCTCAACGTTGAGCGTTTTGTTGGCTCATCACCTTCTCCCAAAAACTTCATACTGGCTTGCATCATGCGGCGAGCAACTTGTGGTGCAAGTCCGAGTTCATTTTCTAAAATGTTTGTAAAATCACCGTGTGGCTCATTTTCTTTTAAGATGATCAGCCGCTTACCCGCTTCCAGCATAGATTCAGCACTCTGCGCCATATAAAAACGTGCTTCGTGAACAATGCGATCACGTTCATAAGGCAGTCCATCACCAAACTGCTGCATAATTTCCATGCGATGCTGTGTCATAGCGTTCAAATTGACATTGATGTTATCTGACAGCGGAACCTCAACATTCAGTTCAGTGTTAACGGGTGATTTGGTGCGTCCCATTGATTACTCCTTACAAACGACTACCTGAAATAACTCGTTGGTTGATTTCGTTAATACGATCCTGTGCACGCGCCATCTCGTGACTGTGAGCCATGGCGATCTGTAGTAACTGGATTCCCGGTGCGAAACGTCCGTTCTCTAATTTCATGGCCAGTCCCTCTTCAATAAGGGTATTAAGTGCTCGATTGATATTCGCTGGGGACTCCCCCAGGGCTGATGCCAGTTCACCGTTAGAAACACCGTTCAGAGCATGACCGCGTAGAGCTTTGAGTACACGTAGGATGCGGGTCCCAGAACTGGAAATATTTACTTTACTCATGTCACATTTCCATTTTTGCAATATGTGATAACCTGTTGCATATGTGGAAAATTTATGCCGCATTTGACGTGGGTTTTAATCCCAGTTTTACGGCAATTTCATGGGCTTTGCCGTAACGAGCTTTGGTCTGTCCATTGAGAACACGATAGACCTCATTGCGGCTGTAGCCGTGTTCTTCGGCCCAGCGGGTAAACGTGATACCACGCTGACGGAAGAGATTTTTAACTTGTTCGGAAGTCATTGTTGTCTCCTTTGTTGATGCAATGATGTTTGTTTTATATGTGATAGATTATGAGAACTATTATTCTCATTGTCAATGAGGTTTATGTGAATTTTGATTCTCTTTGCGCGTCGCGGTTCAAAGCTGAGCGTTCGCGGTTATCACTCAAGCAGGCTGAAGTAGCAGCCCTTTGTGGCGTTTCAAGAGAAATGTGGGGGAAATATGAACGAGGGGTTGCTGTTCCCGGAGGTGAGTTACTTGCAGCCTTTGCAAGAATTGGGGCCAATGTACAGTTCATTCTTACCGGGGAGTCATCAGGTATAACTTTATCACGTGATGAAATGGAGTTACTGCAGCACTACCGGCAGGCACCATTACAGGTCAAAGGTTCAGTTTTGTCGGCCTTGACTACTGGCTCCTCCAGAGAACGGGCGGAACAGGTTATTCATGGAGATGTTCTGGGGAATGTTATCAAAGGTAACGTAACCATAGGAACAGGTGGAATAATGAACAAAAATACCAAGAGAAGATGAGTAAAGAGAAGCAAACAGTTAACGGGGATGTGGGTAACGTTGTCAGCGGTGATGTTACCATTCATAACTATTCTGCTGACATACTTCCTTCGGCCCAGCAACCAATTTCGTTGCTGCAAAAACGCGATTTACACAGATTGATGGATGAATTGGTTGATCTGGGGGAAAGTAAGCGCGAGCTATGGATGACGATCCACACGAAACTTAATACCAAAACAGTTAATGAAATGACTGCGGCTGATTATCATGGTGCGGTTGAGATCCTTCAGAGATATGCACAACAGATCCAGAATATGAAGGACTGTAATCTTCTGGTCAGCAAAATAATGGCGCTTACTGACCCTGGGTATCGTCTTGACCGTGACAGATACTGTCTGAAGCATTTCGGTACAACCCATCTTAAAGGCCTAGACAAAGAGCAGTTGCAGGCTGTGTTTGGTTATTTTGATGATCTGCTGAATATTCGTGATGAGAGTAAAACTCTATCACCTCCATCGGAAAGCGGTGCAAAATCAGTCGCAACTGTACCAACCAGAAGCCGGAAGCCTCATGTAGTAGTGTTGGGGGGAGTGTTAGTTCTTGTAGCAATATTTTTCGTGGGAATGATTGTGTTCGCTGGTAAATGGGGAAATGCCAAAGCAGTAGCTTCTACTGAAACCAGCGTTTTTAACATTAAAACCAACAATAAAATAATAGAAGATTCCATCCCCGCACTGCGCAGCATGTTTCCAGGGTTAAATAAGTACTCAGATGATTTCCATTCGGTTTCAAGCTACAAGCAAAAAACGGGCTGGCATACCCTTAAATTTACTGTATCAGCAAAGGCATCCGTCCCCGAAAATTATAGTGTTAAGGGCAAGGTTTGTTACATTAACATAAGCCCTGATGGTAGTTATGCTCGGGTTTTGACTGCTCCATGTCGTTCACTGCTACTTGATCAGCAAAGCACTCCTGACAGTAAATACCGTTTTATTCTTAAATAGAAAATAACAGCTGAATTACCATGGGATCAGAAAAAAGACAAAGGCGGCATCATGCTGCGTTCTGAAATTTTAATGTAAAAGGTGATGAACATGGCAGGGATTCAGGTTATCGCAGGAAGTTTTCCTAAAGGGTGGGCAAGCATGGGGTTCGGTACCATCGTGTTTGCCAAAAAACCAAAACAAGGCTTTCCTGAAAATATTGTATTAAATCTGAAAGAAGAGCTTTTATCGATTGAACTTGCGGATAGTGAAGAGGAAAGCCGTATAGGTAAGGCGGCAGGCGCAGGTTTGCTTGGTGGATTAATCTTTGGTGGTGCAGGGTTGGTCATTGGAGGTTTGCTTGGTGCGGCGGACAAGACGAAAAAAACTATCACTTTTAAGGCAATGTTTACGGGAAATAGGTTACTTCTGGCTAAAACAGATTCAAAAACTTTTGTAAAACTTCAGTCAATTGCTGCTGATAATGCCCATAACGCATCTGTAATCAACATGAAGCAAACTAATAGGGGCGATGTTTCTTCTCGTAAACAACTAACAGAAAATCCACAGCAGCAAGACTTACCTGCGCCCGCTACAACAGTAAAAATGACTGCCAAAGATAAGTTAGAATCGGCTCTTGGGCTGGGAATCATCGTTATAGCTGTTTGGGCAATAATACACTTCTTTTTTTAGTGCAGCCCTTCAGGGCTGTTTCTGTTCAGGAGGTATCTTAAGGATTATCCGGGGCGTTTTCCTGTTTGCCGTACTTCGGAGACGAACAACATTCTGTTGGCTGACCGGTGAGTTTACGTAACTCCTTCATGAGCAGCTCCTGATCGTAAACTGTCATCAGTGCCGCAATGGTGGCATGCAGTGCATCGGGCAGTATCCAGGGTTGCCGGCCCGTGGGGCATATAACATCCAGCAGCTCATTCGTCCGACAGATACGCTCCTCGCCGTATGACAACAGGCCCTGTCCCGTGTATTCCTCTAGCCTGATCACTGTGCCACCCCGTGGCTTCTGCCAGGTCGTCAGATCTTCGCCATTCATACGGCGCTCATTCTCCACGTCAGCAGCATCGACAATGACGCTGTTTCCGAGTTCCTGTTTCACCATCTCTTCTATCCGCGCCAGTACGTAACTTTTACCGCTGCCCACAGGACCGGACACAGTGACAGTGATGACCGGATTCAGTGTGTGCGTCATATCGTATTCTCCTCTGTGAATAATTCATCGTTTATCCTGCACATCCCGTATCCCCGGCTCTCTTAACGCGCTTTAAAATCCTTTGCGCCCTGTATTTGTGATGCTGTCTCCACCAAACGAGGAGACACACATGAAAAACCTGAAAAAATTCATTCCCCCTGTTAAAAAACCTCGCCTCAGCGGCTGGCTGCTGACCTCAGTGCTGTTGCTGGGCACCATCGCTCTGGTCTCACCACAGCAGCTGCCTGTTGTGATCTACAAGCTGGCACTCATCACGCTGGCAGCAGTGCTGGGTTACTGGCTTGACCGTTCGCTCTTCCCCAAAGCCCGTCCCGGTCAGTACCTGAAACATGACGACAGGCTGATGGCTGAAGGGCGTTTCCCGGTACAGACCGGCCTTCACCTGGTGTTTTCTGCTGCGTTAATCCGCCGTGCACTGATTGTTGCAGCGGTCTGCCTGGCTGTTGCGATGGGGCTTTAATCATGAACTGGCCGCAGATCACCTGGATTGTATGCATGTCCCTGAAACTGGCTTTCGAAGCCTTTCGGGTCTTCATCAGAACCGAACGCCTGTCAGTCCGCGCCGGGACCTTTCTGGTTCATATGGCATGGGTATTCTTTGTCGCAATGTTGCTCTGGTGTGGCGGCTTTTTCAGCCAGGCATGCGCAGCACAACCTCCGCAGGCTGCGCTGCAGTATCGCGATGATGTGATCCGTAATGCCCGGCTTGAATGGGGACTGTCTGCGCCGGTGGCCGATTTCGCCGCGCAACTGCATCAGGAAAGCGGCTGGCGACCTGATGCGATCTCGCCGGCTGGCGCTCAGGGACTGGCGCAGTTCATGCCTGCCACTGCCGACTGGATAAGCCAGTTGATACCGATGCTGAGCAGTCGTGAGCCGTTTAATCCGGCATGGGCTATCCGGGCGCTGGTCAGCTATGACCGCTGGCTGTGGCAGCGTGTCAGCGCCGCCAGTGACTGCGAGCGTATGGCCATGACACTGTCGGGCTATAACGGTGGTCTGGGCTGGGTACAACGGGACAGGCGGCTTGCATCACAGAAAGGTCTGGACAGCACCCGCTGGTTCGGACATGTCGCCACGGTGAATGCCGGACGCAATGCGGCCAGCTGGCGGGAGAACCGCCATTATCCGCAGCGCATCCTGCGCGAACTGGCACCGCGATATCTCACATGGGGAGGCAGCAGTTGTGTGGCATCTGATTAAAAAGCTGCCGTGGCGCGGCATTCTGCTGGCCATTCTTATCAATGCCTTTCTGGTCGGCCTGTATGCCATGGGATACAGAAGTGGTCATGACTCTGCAAAGCGTGACGGTGATACCGCGCTCAGTCAGTTGCAGTCAGCATTTGACGCGTACAAAACGGAGCAGGCAACGCTTGAGAATGCTGCGCTGCGGGCCTGGGCCAGACGGTATCAGGAGCAGGTGGCCGCCGGGCAGCGGGCTGAAGCCGGTTATCTTGAGCAGATTGCTCAACTGGAGAGCCGGAATAAACAACTACAGGGGCAAATTAACGATGTCACACAGCGCTGGATTGATGAAAAAGGTAAGAGCCATCCCATTGAGTGCGTGTTTACTCGCGGTTTCGTGCGCCAGTACAACGCCGCACTCGGATATGACAACGCATCCGTCGACACCGGTCATTCAGACTCAGTTGCCGCCGCTGGCACCCGCTCTGGCACAGCGACCGGGCAACCTGAAACCACTGACACCCGGTTACGCGATTCGGGTGTCTCCCAGCGTGACGTTCTCGCCAACATCATCGACAACGCAGGACAATGTCGTCGCTGGCGGAACCAGATAAACGCGTTACTGGATGAACGGGAAGGATTACAGAAATGACACTGCAGGTTGAATTCTGGACGGTGGTGAGTTTTCTGCTCACCTTCATGGGGTTTGTGGGAGGGCTCGCCAAATGGTTGTTCAGTAAAACAGAAGAACGCCAGGCGGCACGATTCGCCTCCCTTGAACAGGCCCTGCAACAATCCGCCTCCAACTGGGGCGAGCTGGAAAAAGAATTTATGCGATTTAAAGCGGATTTACCGCTGAATTATGTCCGTCGAGAGGATTATATCCGTGGCCAGACAGTCATTGAGGCCAAACTGGACGCGCTTTATAACAAACTGGAAGTGGTACAGCAGTACCGCAATACCGGAGGTCAATAATGGTCGATATTACCCGGGTACGCCGCGAATCCCTGCGCTGGAGTCTGCTGGTTGCCCTGAACAAGACCCGCCCTTACACCGCCAGCGAGACGCTGCTGCTGGATGTGTCCCGTGCCATCTACCCGGACACCACACCGCTGGAACTGCGCCGCGAACTGGATTATCTGGCTGACCGTAAAATGGTTGATCTGGAGAAAAAACCTTCTGGCGACTGGTTTGCTGACCTGACCCGCCTCGGCGTAGACCTGGTGGAATACACCGTGGAATGTGGTCCGGGTATTGCCCGCCCGGAAAAGTACTGGAGTGAATAATGGCCAGACGCAGCACAATAGAAAAGCTGCCGGAAGACGTGCGCCGCTGGCTTGAACGGGCGCTGACTGAATCCGGCTTCAGCGGGTATAACGAGCTGGAGTCCCTGCTGCGTGAGCGGGGGTACGTCATCAGCAAATCCGCTATCCATCGCTATGGACAGAAGATTGAGCGCCGCTATGGTGCTATCCGTGCGGCAACAGAAGCGGCCCGCATGCTGATCGAAGGCGCAGCAGACGATCAGGATGCGCGTTCGGAGGCTGTGATAGCCCTTATTCAGACCGAGCTGTTCGAGAGTATTGTCCAGTTGCAGGAGGCGGAAGAAGGCGAAGTCGATCCTAAAGAACGCGTGGCCCTGCTGTCGAAGGTGGCGAAGAATGTGGCTACGCTGTCCCGCGCGTCCGTCAACCTCAAAAAGTTCCAGTCTGAAGTACGGGCCAGAGCGCAGCAGGCAGCCAGCAACGCCGAGAAAATTGCCCGTAAGGGGGGACTGTCAAGCGACGCAGTACAGGCGCTTCGTCGCGAGATTCTGGGGATTGCCACATGACAAAATCATCCGGAGTGATTTTAAACGCCGCTGGCGGCGGCCCCGAAGGGATGAGTCCCATGGACGGGAGGAATAACCTTGCTCCCGTTTTGCCTGATACCTCGGCGCTGGATGCCCCTCCCGTTCTGTTGCCTTACCAGCAGCGCTGGGTGGCAGACACCTCTCCGCTTAAGGTGATAGAAAAGAGCCGTCGTACCGGTATTACATGGGCTGAGGCATCCGATAACGTACTGACCGCCGCCTCTTCTGCGCCAGCAGGCGGGATGAATGTGTATTACATCGCTTATAACCAGGACATGACCGTCGAATACATTCAGGCGTGTGCGATGTGGGCACGGGCATTCAACTATGCGGCCAGTGAAATTGAAGAAGGATTCTGGGAAGAGGACGACGACGACAAACACATCAAGACTTACACCATCAAATTTCCTGACTCCGGCTTTCGTATTGTTGCGCTCTCCAGCCGCCCGTCTAACCTGCGTGGCCGTCAGGGTATTATTGTTATCGACGAAGCGGCGTTCCATGAGCAACTGGACGAACTGCTGAAAGCGGCGCTGGCGATGCTTATCTGGGGGGGAAAGGTACGCGTTATCTCCACCCATGACGGTGACGACAATCCGTTCAATACGCTTATCGGGGATATCCGTGCCGGACGTCAGGGAGGCAGCATACATCGCATCACTTTCCGGGAAGCCGTATCTGAGGGGCTGTTCCGGCGCGTCTGTCTGCGCACCGGGAAGGAATGGTCGGAGGCATCCGAGCAAGCCTGGATGGCATCGGTGTACAAATTCTACGGTGCCGGCGCATCCGAAGAGCTTGACTGTATTCCGGCCAACGGTGGCGGTGCCTGGCTGTCCCGTGCCCTGATAGAGTCCCGCATGTCCGCTGATACGCCGGTATTGCGTCTGACCTGCAAGGAAGGTTATGAACTGCTGTCTGATGAGGTTCGCTTCCGCGAGACGCAGGACTGGCTTGATGAGTATCTGAAACCCTTGCTGGAGGCACTCCCCACTGATGCCCGCTCTTTCCTGGGGCGCGACTTTGGCCGTAGCGGTGATTTGTCGGTGGACTATCCCCTGCTGCAGGAGAAGAACCTGGTACGACGCGTGCCATTCGTACTGGAGCTGCGTAACGTGCCGTTCAGACAGCAGGAGCAAATCACCTGGTATCTGATGGATGGCCTGCCCGGTCTGCTGGGTGCAGCGTTTGATGCCCGTGGTAATGGTGCCTATCTGGCTGAATACGCCATGCAGCGCTACGGCTCCAGCCGGGTTCAGCAGGTGATGCCAACCGAAGGCTGGTACCGGGAGCATATGCCTCCGGTCAAAGCTGCACTGGAAGACGGTAACCTGGTGGACTTACCAAAGGATGAAGACACACTGGATGACCTGCGGGCCGTTCAGGTGGTGAACGGTGTCCCCCGCGTACCGGAGCAACGCTCAAAAGCAAAGGCTGACGGTGGTAAACGCCACGGGGATTCAGCCATCGCACTGGCGCTGGCGTATTTCGCCAGCCGTGAAATTAACAAAGGGCCGGTGAAGGCAAGCTCACGCCGTCGTCGTCAGGCGGCCCGTATGCTGGAGGGATTCTGATGGCGAGGGGTATCTGGGTTTCACCCGATGAATTTGTTGCTTTTTCTGAGCCTCAGAAATCACTGACCGCGCAGATTGCCTCCCGCAGCCGCGCGATCGACTTTTACGGACTGGGCATGTATCTGCCCAATCCTGATCCCATTCTCAAGGCTCAGGGACGGGATATCCGTATCTACCGCGAACTGCGCACCGACCCGCTGGTCGGGGGCTGTATCCGCAGACGTAAAGCAGCGCTCAAATCGCTGGAGCGTGGACTGGAGCGTGGTCACGCCTCTGCCCGGGTCTTCCGTTTCATCCGCGACATGCTCGACGATCTGGATCTGTCCCGCATCATCGGTGAAATGAGCGATGCCGTGCTCTACGGGTATCAGCCCTGTGAAATCATGTGGGGCCGTTCGGTCAGGTCGTGGGCGGTGACGGATATTGTCGGCAAACCGCCTGAGTGGTTTCAGTTTGATACGGACAACTGCCTGCGCTTCCGGGCGCGTGATGCGGGTGTGGAGGGTGAGCTGCTGTCACCGTCAAAATTCGTGGTGCCGGCACAGGATGCCTCGTATGACAATCCTTACGGTTTCCCGGACCTGTCCATGTGCTTCTGGCCGGTCGCCTTCAAGAAAGGCGGGATGAAATTCTGGCTCCGCTTTGCCGAAAAGTTTGGCTCCCCGTGGGTGATCGGTAAGCACCCGAGGGGCGCAAATGATGCAGAGATTGAAAAACTGCTGGACTCCATGGAGCAGATGGTGGAGGACGCGGTGGCCGCCATCCCCGATGACAGCAGTATTGAGCTCAGGGCAGCGGATGGCAAGGCAGACAGCAGCGAGGTATTTCGCGAGCTGATCACACTGTCACGCAGTGAGATCTCCATTGCATTACTCGGTCAGAATCAGACCACGGAAGCGAACAGTAACAAGGCCTCTGCACAGGCCGGGCTGGAGGTAACGGCTGATATCCGCGATGCGGATGCGGACATCATTCAGGCGGCAGTGAATCAGGTCATCAGAACGGTGGTCACCCTGAACTTCGGCGATGTGCCGTGTCCGGTCTGGGCCATGTGGGAACAGGAGGCCATTGATGACACCCGTGCCACCCGCGACGAAAAACTCACCCGGGCGGGTCTGCGTCTGACCCCGCAGTACTTCAAGCGTGAGTACCAACTGCAGGACGGCGATATTGACGAGACACCACCGTCGGAACGCCAGAATAACATGCTGCCGCTGTCATTTGCCGAGGCGATTGATGCTGATATTCAGGCTCAGCAGCAGCTTGACGACGCGCTGGACATTCTGATGAACGGAGGCGCGTTAAATGGCACGCTGGAACCCGTCCTGGCACCTCTGTTCAGGCGGGTCGAAAATGGGGTTAACCCGTCTGAGCTGCTGGGCGAACTGGCGGAGCTCTACCCTCAGATGAACACGGACGATCTGCAGGAGCGGCTGGCCCGCATTCTCTTTGTGACAAATATCTGGGGGCGTCTGCATGAGCGTGACAACGGCTGAACTGGCGTACTGCATGACGCTTCCCCCGAAGCGGGCAATCAACTACCTGAAGTCCAAAGGGTATCAGATTACCTGGGACTGGGAAGAAATGTGGCAGGAGGCCCATGCCCGCGCCTTTACCGTTGCTAAAGTGACCCGCCTGGATATCCTGGAAGATATTCGCGGGGCACTGCAGCAGGCTGTCGATGAAGGAAAAACCGATCGCTGGTTCCGGCAGGAGCTGGAGCCGGTGCTGAAGCGTAAGGGATGGTGGGGACCACGTGACACGACTGACCCGGTAACGGGTGAGCCGGTCACCATTCAGCAGGGCAGTCCGTGGCGGCTCGATACCATCTTTCGCACCAATATGTCCGTACTCTACAGCGCCGGTCGTTGGGCGGAACAGATGGAAAACGTCGACGACAGGCCGTACTGGATGTATACCGGCATCAACGACAGCCATACCCGCAGGAGCCATCTGGCGCTGCATGGTCTGGTGCTGCGCTGGGATGACCCGTTCTGGCAGGCATTTTACCCGCCGAACGGCTGGCGCTGCCGCTGTAGTGTGATTGCCCTGAGTGCGGCGGATGTACGTGCCCGTGGCCTGAAGGTTATCAGCTCCGGCTCTGCCATGGGCCAGGAACTGAAACTGGTCTCAGAGAAAACCGGCGAAATGCGGAACGTGGCCACCTTTAATACCGGCACCACGAAGGTGACCACCGACGTCGGCTGGTCTTATGCACCGGGGGCAGCATACCGTCCCGACCTGGCCCGCTATCAGGGTACGCTTCAGCCACTGGCACAACAGGAACTGAGAGGATAACAATGGCTTCCGATAACCTGGTCAGTATCACCATTAACGATAAATCCCTGCGCCGGAGCCTCCGTGCGCTGGATCTTGCTGCCACAGACCTGGAGCCCGCGATGCGCAAAATCGCCGGAACCCTGCTGGCGGAAACACAGTTTAACTTTCTTGATGAGGGGCGTCCGGGGTGGATGCCCTCGCTGGCAGCGGAAGAACGTGACGGGCAGACACTGCAGGATACCGGGCGTCTGATGGGGTCAGTATCAACCGACCATGACGACCGGCAGGCTGTTGTGGGGACCAACGTTGTTTACGGTGCCATTCACCAGTTCGGGGGTAAAACGGGGCGTAATGAGTCTGTTGAACTTCCGGCCCGCCCGTTCCTGCCGGTGACGGGGGATGGAGAACTACAGCCTGAAGTGGTAATCCCCATCCTCGATACCATTGTCCGCCATCTTGAATCAGCGGCCCGTCGCTGAGTTTTCTCTCTTCAGGCGGGTGATTTATCATTGCCAGAGAATGAGGGGCTGTATTACCTTTATAAAGGCTTTACAGCCTCTGTTTTATAACCGCCTCCGGTTCACCGCATTGCTTTCCCTGTCCTTCTCCCCTGATGTTTTCTAAAGCAGATTAAAATCGCCGGGCCTGCATTTCTCACAAACTGTCTCCGACAACATAACGCGGGACAGCAAAATGTCAGCCATTCACATTTTTAAAGCCGGTACTCATACCGATATGCACGGCAAAAAACTGCCGTTCACGCCAGACGATCTTGCCGCCTGCGTGAAAGCCTATGACCCGTCCGTCCATGAAGCACCACTCGTGATTGGTCATCCCAGAACGGAAGACCCGGCGTGGGGCTGGGTGAAAGCCCTGTCGCTCAGCGGCGTCGATCTGATGGCAGAGCCTGCCCAGCTGGACCCGCAGTTTGCTGAGATGGTCACCGACGGACGATTCAAAAAAGTGTCCGCCTCTTTCTACCTCCCGGATTCACCGTCCAATCCGAAGCCCGGCGTGCTCTACCTTCGCCATGTGGGCTTTCTCGGGGCACAGCCACCTTCCATCAAGGGGCTGAAACAGGTGTCCTTCAGTGAGCAGGAAGAAGGTGTGGTGGAGTTCGCCGACTGGCAGGCCATCACGAATGCCTCCCTGTGGGGAAAGCTGCGCGATTTTCTGATCGCCCGCTTCAGTCTGGACGAGGCAGAAAAAGTCCTGCCGGAATGGCAGCTCAACAGTCTGCGCGAAGAGGCGTACCGCGACACACTGTCGCAGGATGCAGCAGGTGCACAATTCAGTGAGACAGGCCCGGGGCCGTCTTCCGCAAGTAACGAGGAATCATCGATGACAAAAGAAGAGATTGAAACCCTTCAGGAGGAGAACCGCCGCCTGAAGCAGCAGGCTGCTGATCGCGATGCGCGTGATGCACAGGTCAGACAGGAGCAACTGCATAAGGACAATGTGGCCTTTGCAGAAAAACTGGTCGCAGAGGGCCGTCTGGCTCCCCGCGCCTCCTCCGTGGTGGTTGCCCTGCTGGATGCCGTCGCCGGTGGCGACAAGCCGGTGGAGTTTGCTGAGGGGGAAAGCCGCACACCGCTGGCCACCGCCTTTCGTTCATTGCTCTCCGACGGGGAGCCGGTGATGAATTTCGCCGAACAGGCCACAAAAGAGCGTGTCGGCGACACGGTGAAGGTGGATGTGGCAGAGTTTGCGGAAGCCGATCCTGAGCGTCTGGCCCTGCATCAGAAAGCAGTGGCCCTGTCCAAAAAAGAAGGCATCAGCTATGAGGCTGCTGTCGCACGCTGCCTGTAATTTAAGGAGAGAGCATGTCTGATTACTTAAAAGGTAAACGTGTCGTTGATCCGGTACTGACCAGTATCGCCCGTGGCTATAAAAATGCCGCATTCATCGGCGAACGTATTTTCCCCGTCGTGCTGACGGACAAGGAAGGCGTGCGTGTACCGACCTTCGGGAAAACCGCCTTTGTGGAATATGACACCGAGCGTGCCGTCGGGGCGGACAGCAATGTTCTGGTCCGTGAAAAAACAGGCACGCTGGACCTGGTGCTGGGTGAACACGATCTGGCTGCGCCGGTGGACTATCGCGAGCAGGCGGAGTCCATGTTTAACGAAGAGAGCAAGGCCATCCGTCGCGCCACGAATGGCGTGAACCTGCGCCGTGAACTTATCGCTGCCCGTCTGGCTCAGGATGAAAAGGTCTACCGTACCGGGCACGTCAAAAAACTGACAGCCAGTGATCGCTGGGCCGGTGGTAAGGGGGACCCCATCGGGGTGATTGAAGCCGGTATGGAAGCGGTCCGTACGGCCACGGGGCTGCGTCCTAACCTGATGACCATGGGGGCCGGCGTGATGGCGCTGCTGAAGTTCCACCCGGCGATTCAGGCCGCCATCGGAGCCAACGAACGCAAGCGCATCACCACAGAAATCCTGCAGGACCTCTTTCAGATCGAAGAGATCGTCATCGGTGCCCCAGTCTCCCTGCCGTCCATGAAAGCGGCAATGGATAAGAACAGCGTGCCGGCGGATATCTGGGGAGACAATCTGATGCTGCACTATGTCGGCAAACCGCAGCCGGGGGCGGACAGCGCGGACGAGAACGAGCCGTCCTTCGGCTACACCCTGCGTCGTAAGGGGATGCCTGTTGCCGACAAATACGACGGAGCCGGTGGCAAGGTGAAGTACTGCCGTTATACCGATATCTACAAAGTCGCCGTGGTTGGTGGCGATGCCGGGTATCTCATTACCGGTATCAGTAAATAAGGAGGCGTTATGGGAACCACTCAGCAGGTCATTCTGATCACAACCGTAACGGCAGGGGCAGCACTGGCACAGCAGCGTTTTGTCGGGGCAGATAATACCCCCTGTAAAGCCGGTGCCGCAGCGCTCGGGGTTGCCGAAGTGGATGCTGTTACCGGCGACAGCACGCCGGTGAGCGTTCTGGGCATTATTGCTGTCGAGGCCGGGGCCGCTGTCAGCCGTGGTGTGGCTGTTCAGTCAGATGCTCAGGCCAGAGCCGTGCCGCAGTCCGGCGACGGTAAATCCTGTGGTATTGCACTTGATGAAGCCGGGGGTGAAGGCGACGTCATTCGTATCCTGCGCGGGGTGTGACATGTACTGCACCCTGGAGGATTTGCTTGCGCAGGTGCCGGAGCGGACGCTTATCGAACTCACCAGTGAAGAGATGGACTTCGACTCGCCTGCAACAGTGAATACCCGTGTGGTGGACAGCTGTATCCGCTATGCCGACGAGCTGATTGATGCCCATCTGCGCGGACGCTATATCCTGCCACTGGCAGAGATACCGACTGTTCTGCGGGACATTGCCATCACGCTGGTCCGTTACCGGCTCTACGCCCGCCGCCCGGAAGGTGACCTCCCGGATACGGTGAAGGATGACCACAAAGAAGCGCTGCGGCAACTCAGGGAGTTACGTGATAACAGGCTCACGCTGGGGCTGCCGTCCACTCAGAAAGATGTGCCTGAGCCTGGCGAGTTTCGTGTACGCAGTCGCCCGGCCACTTTCGGCGGTCGTGACGGTTTACTGGAGAAATACTGATGAACGTTCTGCCCGTCCTTGATGCGGTGCTGGCCCGGTTACGCGAGAAGCTGCCGCAACTGCAGGTGGAGTACTTCCCGGAGAAACCGGCTGAATATCGCCTGAACCATCCGGTTGGCGCGTTGCTGCTGAGCTATGCCGGTTCGCGCTTTGACAGGCCGGATGATACCGGTGCGGTGATCCAGTCTCAGACTATCCAGCTCTGCGTCACGGTGGTCTTCCGCCAGCTCAACGGTAAAAAAGGGGCGATTAATGTCCTGGATGCTGTCCGCCGCATTCTCGGTGGCCACACCCCGCCCGGGTGCCGCTGCCGTATCTGGCTGACCCGCGAGGTGTTTATCGGTGAAGTCAGGGGGCTGTGGCAATACGCCCTCGACTTCGCGACTGAAAGCATCTTTATCGAAGACAGCGATTTACCGTCCGGCCCGCTGTTAACCGAAGTGAACTATGAGGAAAGCGAGTGATGAAAGAATACCGCTATTCCGGCCCGGCCAGCGGCGTCACGCTGTCGGACGGAACCGAAATCCTGCTCTGGCCGGGGAAGACGGTTTCCCTGCCGGAGGAGCATGACTACGTGAAGGTACTGGTGGCGCTGAAGCATCTGACGCCGGTACCAGAAGATACTAAACCCGCCGTCACACCGGCTGTGCAGTCACCAAAGCGCAGAAGCAGCAGTGACAGCGAAGTGAAAACGGAGGACGCCCATGGCAGCTAACTATCTGCATGGTCCCGAAACCATTGAGGTGGAAAACGGAGCCCGCCCGGTTAAAACGGTGAAATCTGCCGTTATTGGCCTGATTGGTACCGCCCCGATGGGGGATGTCAATACGCTGGTACAGTGCCTGTCTGAGAAAGACGCAGCGGCATTTGGCAGCCAGTTCACCGGCTTTACCATTCCGCAGGCGCTGGATGCGATTTATGACCATGGTGCAGGTACCGTTCTGGTCATTAACGTCCTCGACCCGGCGAAACATAAAACGGCGATCGAGGATGAGGTGGTTACCTTTGACAAATCGACAGGGCAGGCCAGACTGGCGCATCCGGTTGTCGCTAATGTGGTGGTGAAAAACAGTGAAGGCAGCACCACCCACACGGCGAACACGGACTACCGTGTTGATGCGCAGGCGGGTGTGCTCACGAACCTGGGCAAGGCTATTGAGGCCGGTGGCAGCGTGAAGGTGAGCTATGAGTACGCGGACCCGTCGAAGGTGACTGCGGCGGACATCATCGGCGGGGTGAACAGCGCCGGAAACCGAACCGGCATGAAGCTGCTTAACGACAGCTTCAACCTGTACGGCTATTTCGCCAAAATTCTGATTGCGCCGGTGTTCTGCACCCAGAAGAGTGTCGCAGTTGAGCTTATCGCCATGGCAGAGAAGCTGGGCGCGGTAACCTACATTGATGCGCCTGTCGGTACCACCTTTGCACAGGCTCTGGCAGGTCGTGGCCCGGAAGGCACCATCAACTTCAATACCAGCTCCGACCGCGTCCGTCTGTGCTATCCGCATGTGAAGGTATATGACCCGGTGACAAACACAGAGCGTCTGGAGCCGCTCAGCCAGCGTGCAGCAGGTCTGCGTGCCAGAGTCGATCTGGACAAGGGCTACTGGTGGTCATCCTCCAATCAGGAGATTCTGGGGATCACCGGCGTGGAGCGCCAGCTGTCCGCGATGATTGATGACCCGCAGAGTGAGGTGAACCTGCTTAACGAACAGGGGATCACCACGGTATTCAGCAGTTACGGCAGCGGCCTTCGTCTGTGGGGTAACCGGACGGCAGCATGGCCAACGGTCACCCATATGCGTAACTTTGAGAACGTTCGCCGCACCGGTGATGTGATCAACGAGTCCATTCGTTATTTCAGCCAGCAGTACATCGACATGCCGATTACTCAGGCGCTGATTGATGCACTGACGGAGTCGGTCAACGCCTACGGTCGCAAAATGACTGGTGATGGTGCGGTACTGGGCTTCCGTTGCTGGTTTGATCCGGCCCGCAATCCGGAGACGGAGCTGGCCGCCGGGCACCTGTTGCTGAGCTACAAATATACGCCACCACCGCCGCTGGAGCGACTGACGTTTGAGACTGAGATCACCTCGGAATACCTGTTAACCCTGAAAGGGGGCAACTGATGTCAAAGATTGAGATAAACCGCATCACGAATGCCAACATCTATCTGGATGGTACTAACCTGCTGGGACGGGCTGAGGAAGTCAAACTCCCCGATGTCTCCATGATTATGCAGGAACACAAGGCGCTGGGGATGGTGGGTAAGGTGGAACTCCCGGCTGGTTTTGACAAGCTGGAAGGCGAAATCAAATGGAACAGCTTTTACCGCGATGCGATGCTGTCTGCCGCGAACCCGTACAGGTCGCTGGCACTGCAGTGTCGTTCCAGCGTCCAGCGCTACAGCTCGCAGGGGCTGATTGACGAAATCCCGCTGGTCACCTTCCTGACGATTATGTTCAAGAAGAACCCGCTGGGGACGTTCAAACAGCACGAGAACGCCGAGTTCTCCAGTAGCTTCACCTGCACGTATATCAGACAGGTACTGGATGGTGAAGAGCTGCTGCAACTGGACTATCTGGCCAACATCTTCCGGGTCGGCGGTGTTGATCAACTGACTGACTACCGTATCAATATCGGGGGCTGACGGTGAGTGTTGAACTGACGGATAAAGGAGGACGATGTGCGGCACTGGGCATGTCAAATGGTACGTGGTTTACCCTCCTTGATATTCCGGGGGTGGAAACCCTTTTTAATACCCGTAAAACCAATGACCCGATTGACTGCACACGTTCAAAGGCCCGCAAACTGGCGGATTTGATTGAAGCATGGGAGCCTCCCGACCACTGGTTCTCCGGCATCGGCAAATCTGAGGGAAAGACGCTTCTCATCGCTTTCCTGCGTAACTGCAAGGGGTTTCGCACTTGCTGACATCACAGGGGCTCCGGCCCCTTCTTCTTAATCTCCTTTAATATCCGTCACGCGCTTCTCCCGACATACTGCCCTGAACTTACACAGGAGCACAATCATGTCACAGACCCCATCCGATACTTTTAAATTGTCTTATCCCTTCACCACTGCTGCAGGCACCAGAATTGAGCTGGTTGAACTGAAACGCCTGACGGTAAAAGACCTGAAGCAGGTGCGCAAAATCAGCAAAAACCCGGCAGACTGGGACGAACCGCTGATTGCCCGCAGTACTGGTCTTCTCCCGGAAGATCTCGACAATATGGATCTGGCTGATTACCTGCAGTTACAGAAACGATTTCAGCTCATCACGGGGATGGGTGAGAGCAACCAGGGCGCTGACGCAGGCGCAGGGGCTGCTGGCGAGATGGTTCCGGTTTCAGCCGGGGGAGATTGATGCCCTCGATACTGACGATCTGGAGATGTGGCTGGAGCAGGCTGAAGAGCAAATCAAAAGCGAGTACGGCGACAAATCATAGTACAGACAGCCGCCAGTAGCGGCTGTTCTGCGTTATCCCCTCACGTCTTTTCACCTTCCCCGGAGGTTAACCACTATGTCGGGACAGTTTTCAGTCGGCGTTGTTATCGGCGGGATGATTGGCAGCACATTCCGTTCTGCAATGAGCGGTACCCGCCGTGCGCTTGATTCCCTGAGCGATACCTCACGCCGCCTGCAGGAACGTCAGAACGCTTTAACCCGTGCAACAGAACGTTATGGTCAACTGGGTTCTTCCCGGATGCAGCATCTCAACAGCGAGCTGCTGCGGGTAAGCCGCACCATGGAGCAAATTGAGCGCCAGCAGCGCCGTCTGTCAGCGGCATCCGCTACCAGTGATGCGCTGAAAGCTAACCGCATGGCGCTGTATGGTCAGGGGATTGAAGCGTATGGCATGGCACAGACTGTTTATCATACGGTTTCCCCTGCCGTTCAGCAGTCCATGTCTTTTCAGGACAAAATGATTGATATGTCGATCACCGCAAAATATGACAATAAAACGCGGGATGCACTTGCCGGACAGATAAAAGGCTGGGCGCTTAAATACAATCAGTATCAGGATGAGCTGCAGGAGGCGGTGGGTTCACTCATCAGCGACAATATTGATAATGTGTCAGATATCGGTTTTCTGATGCCGGATATTGCCCGCGCGGCAACGGCAACACGCACGTCTGCTCAGGACTGGGCAAAAGTGGCCGCAGTCTGGCAAAACTCCCTGAAAGGTGCGGCCAGAGATTTTGGTGCCGTTCAGAATATTATGGCTTATGCCGGTGACCAGGGGTCATTTGAAATCCCGGATCAGGTCAAGTGGATGCAGTCCCTGGCCCCAATGATGGCGGGTCTTGCCAGTGGAAAAGAGGCTGTTGCTGAAATCGGGGCCAGTCTCCAGATAGCAAAAATCGGTGCAGGTTCCACCGACGAAGCAGCCAATAATTTTAAAAACTTTCTTACCAAAATTTTTGCCCGCGATACTCAGAAACAGTTTGCTGATCTGGGTATTGATTTGCAGGGATCTATTGCGAGTTATAAAGCTGCGGGGATCTCTCCGATTGAAGGGATGTTGAGTGTTATAGAACGTTACCTCAATGCCAAAAGCCCCGAAGCGCTGGCCGGCTTCAAATCAGCCATGAAAATAAAGAATGATACGGCAAGAGATGAGGCACTTCAGGCTCTGGCGAAAAACTTTGGTCTGGGCGATATGTTCGCGGATATGCAGGTCATGGCATTTATCCGCCCGATGCTGGCCAACATGGACAGATATCGAGAGATCCGTGCCGGTGCTCTCAGGGCTGCGGATAACGATTTGCTTGCCAGTGCTTATGATCAGCGGCTGAAATCTCCCCTTGAAGCCACTAAAACACTTATGGTCAGCAGTCGCGATCTGGCAATTACGCTGGGCGATCAATTAGCTCCATCTTTTATTTCTCTGACTCAGGAACTGCTCCCACTCATTCAGGGGACAAAACACTGGGTAGCGACTCACCCGCAATTTGTCAGTGGGGCTTTTAAGCTCATCAGTGCGCTCCTTGCGATTAAGATAGCGACTATTGGTCTCAAACTGGGGCTGAATCTCCTTATTTCCCCCTTTGTGAACGTCTGGAAAACTACTGTTTTACTCCGGACCAACTGGCATCGACTGACTACCGCACTCGGAGAAGGTGGCAAATTACGCTGGCTTGTCACTGGATTCAGCCGACTGACCAGCGGAGGACTGAAACTCAGCAAAGTTCTGGCGGGCAGCCTCGTTCGCGGTTTTATGAGCGCTGCACGTGCCGTTCTCTGGATTGGGCGAGCGCTGATGATGAATCCCATCGGTCTCGTTATCACCGCTGTCGCGACAGCAGCTTACCTTATCTACCGCAACTGGGGGGCTGTCAGTGGTTGGTTTAAACAGCGCTGGGCTGACATTCAGGAAGCCTTTAACGGCGGCATTGTGGGAATTGGTAAGTTGCTGATTAACTGGTCGCCGGCAGGC